GATACGTTCCACAATCTCATCTCGGCCAGCACCGGCAAGTAGTTTATTTAGAATTTCCAACAAGAAGTCTTGAATTACTTTAGGAGTATCTGACCGCTTTAGGTCAAGTCCGGTGGCCTTGGTTTTGCCAACTCGGCCTTCCACATCCAGTCGCTTGCCTTCAATGTCAATGGCATTGACAGCATAACGTTTCTTTGTGATAAACAAGCCACGGTCTGCCACAGTTTCACGTCCACACTTGATCAGTGAGCCCATGTCTCGTGGGCAGTGAAACGCTTGTTCCATGAAGGCCGGAAAACTATCGTTTACTTGGTCAGCAAGGCTGTCATACAGTTGAATACAAGTTTCTTTCGACCATGCCATCCGTCCACTTTCAACTTCTTCTTTAATCGCTGGCCAAGCGGAGAAATAGCACGAATCAGTGTCTCCGTAGATGACTGCTTTTCCAACATGATCATACTCGCCTGTGATGCATTCGTTAAGATAAGCATCCATCTGTTTCGCGATCGAACGACCAGTAAGTGTCGTCGATTGTCCAATACGTTTGTCAAAAAATCTACAGCCCGGGTTAAGGATAGCGCCGTACAAACTGTTGAGGTTAATTTTCTTAACCAACTGGCGCTTGTCCCAGAATGCAATTTCTTTGGCATCTTTGGCTTCCTTCTTCTTGGCTTGCAGTTCTTTGCGTTCGCTATACCAACGCTCCAACAGGCCGGGGATGATACCTTTCTTCTCAAATGAGAGTATGGTACCATTGGCAGTGAGGATCCAAGGTTGGTTTGAATCAAATATAATGTTCCAAATCTCTGCGGCCGAGTGAACTGACTCTTCACCGTTCTCCCAGTCAATGGTAATCTCTGTACCACGCTCTTGATTCATCACGGCTGTGTATTCTAGACTGGCAAAGATACCTTCCCAGGCAGCCGCAAAACTCATGCCCTTGGCCATGTTGGCCCGGATCAGTCTGTCAGTCATGGTCTGACGCAGTTGTCCCACCACAGTTTCTGGACCCATGTTCATGGCACGAATTGCGGATGGATACAAACTGTTGATGTCCACACTTCCAATCCACTCATGCACGCCTTTCTTGGGATAGGCCACATAAGCACCGGCGGCCTGGGTGTCTTCGTCAGTAAGACGTTGCTTGCGATTGGGCACAACCATGCCACGTTCGTGTGCTTCATTGATGATGGCCTGTTCAGTCACAGCCACAGCACCCATGGTGGTTTGCAGTAGCACAGTATTGGCATGAGCCAGTTCATTGGCCAGATCCAAGAAGCGTAGTTTCTTGTCTAGTTTACCAATCAACAATGTGTCTTGACGGTTGTATTCAATAAATGTACGAAAGTGCTGATTGTACAAACTATCCAAGGTGCCTTCGAACTGTGTTTTGCGTTCACCCAGTTCGTATTCGCAAATGGCATCCAGACTGTATGAGTGACGTTCTTCATATGTGTACTTGCGATACAGTTGCATATAGTCCATATGCACACGGCCAATCAAGTCATATGTTTCGTTTTCAGCACCAAAGCGTTCAAACATGCGCTTCTTGGGCAATTGGTTCCATAGACAGAATTTGCGTGTGTCATCTTTGGATAACACTCTAGTGCATCTATTTACAGTATAGGGAATATCATAGCCTTCTGAATTCCAACCACTGAGTACATCAGCGTCGTCAATCAGGTCCAGGAATGTCTTGATCATTTCTGCTTCGTCAGCAAACAAGATGGTGTTTTCAAACTCCGCAACCAGTTCATGCGCAGTTTCCCAACTCAAGTGCTTGGGCGGAACCGCCAGGGTAACCAACTGATCCAGCCAGTCTAGATAGACTGAAATCGCAGTAATGGGATTAAAAGGGTCTGATACAGGTGAGAAGCCTCGATCTTTATCAAAAGCAACCTCAATGTCAAAAAACGCTGTGTGAAGTTCAGGCGCATCTTGGTCTTTGTAGTTTTCTTCAAGGCATCTAAAGATTGGATTGATGTCGCTTTCGTAAAGCGGCTTATGGCTATGAACACGGACTTCTTTGCGAAACTCTTTGTTGTTTCGTGTAGAGAATCTTGAAACCGGCGTGCCATAGATGCTTTGGAACTTACCACGTGGATCGTCATAATAAAAAACGTAGTTGGCTGGATATTCCCGGTACACTCGCTCGCCGTTGCGGCGTTCTACTGTGTGAATGCGATCGTGCTCACGATCAAATAGTGCGTCAATATAACTCATTGTCCTCCGTTTGTGGCCGGTTAGCCATGCTACATGCTCGTGTCGTGAGCGACTCGTCTACTGAGTAGATATTTATAATGTTTTACCCACAGTCTCGAGAATTGTTTCCAGTGTTTCGTGGTCTTGCTTTTCCTGTCCAAATGTGGCCTTGTGTGCTAACTTAATGGCTTTTTTCAAAATAGCAGGCTTGACTTCCAGTTCCTCGGCCACTGCTTTGATTGTGTCGGTTAGTCCACCTTGTAGCGTATCAATTTCGTGCATTACTTGCATGCCTTCGTTGATGATCTGAGTGAGTTTGATCTTTTGATCGCCGTTGAATGTTTTTGTTGACATAAAGAAATCTCCTAAAAAACTATTATAACAGAAATTTAAGAGATGTCAATAGATCTTTTTTTCAAATATCTTTGTAAATCGGCAGCAATAGTAATTTGTTTGCCGTAACGTTTGATGACAGCATCGAGCAGATCTAATGCCTGATCGTAAGAAGCATCATTTTTTCCAAAAGCATAGTTATCATGCCACCATTTGATAGTCCAATGCCCCCAATTATCTAGATTAAAGTAAGTAACATTAGTCAAACAATCAAATTTTTCAAATGCATCTGCAAATTGTGCAATTTCATGATAGTTATTCTTTTGTACAACAAAACTTATCGAAAAATTAATACCAAAATTATCAACAATTTGTAGACTATCTTGTAAATCTTGCCAAGAGCCTCCACGTACCAGAGAATAAGTTTCGGGCGTTGCCGCATCTATGCTGATTCGGAATTCGTGCAATAGATGTCTAATTTTTTGCAAGAAGTTTTGATTTTTTTTAATAAGAGTTCCGTTGGTGCTAATGCACAATTTTAAATTGTGATACTGATAATCTTGTAATCTCTGTAACAATTTCAATCCGCTGTAACTAGCAAATATATCTCCATTACCCACAGGATTTACCATTATTGTATATGACGGATGTTGTTCTGCCCAAGAAACAATTTCATCAAACAATTTTATTTGAGACTCAAGTCTATTATTGTTTTTTTCAATTATTACTTGTTCACGGCAAGATGGACATTTGAGATTACAACTTCTATCAAGATTAATCTGAATATATCTAGGAAAATCATGCACCAGTGGCAGGGTTTTAGGAGATGATTTCAAATATCCCAAATCGTGGCATTGCCAACTGCAATAGGTAAAATCGCCATCTGCTACTGATTGTCTAACCATAGATGCTTGCGAACTGTTCCAGATATTTTGAAGGCAGTCTTGATGAATATTACCAATCACGTAGGGCATATGAGATGGGCAATCACACAACATAACATCTCCATCCTCATCAATCAATAAACTTGTATAAGGCTTGGAGCAAAACTTGCCTTTGTAAATAGATTTCTTGACTGGTGAATATTTCCAGAATTCTAATGTCTGTTGTTTCATATATCAATGTGTATTAATGCTCACTTTCGATCAAGAGTAGCGAATTCTTGACCCGAGGCAGAAGCCGCCCACTCGGTCCTAAGGCTGAGTTTAGCGGCTCTTGCGAGCGTGTTCTCTACGACGTTGCGCACCAACTTGAGTCACGTGTTCAAGTATTTGGTTACGCACTTCAAATGCTGATTCGTTCACAGCACCGTATTTTACAAACGTTTCATCAACAAACTGCTTGATACGTAAAACGTCTTCTTTGGTTTCTACCATTTGTAACATTTCTGCCACGGGCTTTTTCAACACAGTGGCAATGCGAGCCTCGGGCAATGTAGGCGCTCCAATGGCCTTTTGGTAAGCATCTCGTTGTGCCTGTGTTGGTTGTGTTTTTTGTTTGTAATAGTTACCACCAAAACCTGGACCATAAGTCACGTTTGTGGGAGTGAACCCCACTGACGGTGCCACCGTTGGCTTTGGTACAGGTGCAGTTGGTGTGGGCGCAGTTGGTTGACCAAAAGCTGCTATTTCATCCTTGGTCCATGGTCTGTCAGTGGCAGGATTTATACCAGCATAGTCATATGTTTGAGCCCCACCAATAGGTACAGGGGTGGCAGTTTTTAACTGTGCTTCAAGGTCAGCAATCTCTTGTTTCTTTGTATCAATTTGTTTCTTGATAACAGCAGGATCCGATTTGGGTTTGAATATGTTTGTTTCAGCACGATCAACAGCATCGCCGCCTACATTTTGTACACCAGTGTTGAAGCCTTTGACTCCAGCACGGCCTAGACCTGTAGTGGCTCCACCTACTACTGAACCCAATGCACCAGCAGTGCCGCCTGTGACGTTGGCCACACCACGCCCTACCTTTTGAAGGCCTTGACCAACATCAGTTCCCACTGTGCTGACTGCTTGGCCAACATTTTGTACGCCTTGTTTGACATCGCCATAAGTGCTCTTGGCAACATCAGCGGCTTTGCTTAGACCACTTTTAGTAGCATTGTATACAGCACCAGTAGGTCTAGCGATTAATTGTTTACCTAGTTCTTTGCCAGCACCACCGTAGGCATTGATCATACCTGCCGCGGCATTGCCGGTGTCTCTAACATTCTTTGTGAACTCTTTAGCACCTTTGCCGGCTGCCTTCATTTTGTCTTGCCAGGCTTTCCAGTCAACCTCATCAAGTTGATCTTCGTTTACACCTTTTTTGGTATCAAACTGTGCCACAGGCTTGCCATTGACCAAGGCTATGATAGGTGCACCTGGCATTTTGGCCTGCACAAATCTCACCCCTGGGTATTGTAGTTCAATGCTGGCCATCCATGACCGGCTGTCTTGTGCCGTGCCCTCCGCCACACCTTTCTTGGCATGATATTCATCTTGTGCTTTACGAACACGCTCTTGGTCAGCACGTAGTCTACGTTGATCTGGGTCCATAAAATCAGGATCATCAGGATGGCGACGAGGGATATTGCCACCACGTGGCAGTGGCTTCTTTCCTGGTTCAGGCGCCCCGTATTCACGACCTAGGTCGTATACTGTGCCTTCTTTGATTAGTTTGGGGGTGAATAATTGGTCTACTATCATATTATCGTTCTTCTATATAATCCTGACTTAGGTCCTGTTTCTGTCTACGACGTTGAAACAATCGCACTGCCATGTCAGCATGGTCAATGTTGGCGAATTTAGTTGGTAATTTACGTGAACCATGGCGAACTTCATAACCGCGGTCATCGTCGCCCCAACACTCCAAGCATGTGCCATCTTCTAAGGTATAGGTACGTACAGGAGATTCTGTTACATTGCCCATGGGTTGAGCAGGAGCGGCAACATCAGCGGCTAAATGATCTTCAAGTCCATGCGCTACTTCAGTGTCAGCAGGATCACCAATGGGTTGTACGTCTTGATCCCAAGTGGCATTCTCTTCAATATCTTCCTCTTCGTCTTGTTCATCAACTTCACCATCGTCGCCAATTTCAAGATCATGTTTGGCTTTGTTCACAAGGTGTCTGTCTAAATGATGTTCTTTTTCCAGTTTCTCAAGATAGTCAGCAAACTGTCCTTTTACACGACTGATCATGTCTTCTTCCACTTCTTGCATGGCCTCTTCCAGTGGTGATTGCTTGGGTTCTACTGAGTCGCCAACTAGTCGACCAGTCATGGGATGCTTTTGATAAGGCTTCTTAGACAGAGTGGGCGAAATGTCTGTTGGTTTAAACAGCGCAGGCAGTTGTCCCGCTGACCGTTGTTGTGGATTCAAACCGTGCCGCACTGTGACTGGAGTTGTTTTACCCTCAATCAAGGCCAGGCGTTCAATTATCTTATAAATTGGATCTGTCATGCTCGCTCATCTTTCAAGAAACTTCTCAGCATCCAGCCATGCTTTTGTTGAGCATCAATGCGTTCAGCGACAAAGTTTGCAATGCCTTGCTGATTTTCTCTTTCAGCAATGGAAAAAGTTTTGTTGAGCAGATTCAACAGTTGGTCATTGTTGGCCAGCAATTCTTCAATCATGAGTCGGGCACGTGGAATCTTGGTTTGTCCTTGAATAACAGACAGTTCAGCAAAACGCTCAAAACTACCTGGTGAGTAATCGCCTAGGGCACGAATGTATTCTGCTGTTTTGTCTATGCTACCGTCATAGACTTCTTGGTATAAGTTGCCGAAAAATTCGTGCAGTTGCGCAAAATCAGGCCCTTCCACATTCCAGTGAAATAACTGAGCCTTGATGCTGAATGCGTATTCAGTTGCTAATAGAGTTTTTAAACTGTCCGCGAGCACGATTTCGATTCCTTTTGTATTCTTTGGGCGTGTTCGGTGTGGGATCCGAACTCGTTACATATTTACCTGACAACATGGTTCCACCAGATCTTGCGATCATGCCCATGGGGGTGGCTGTGGGAGCCATTCCACCTGCACAACTAGCGCCAGCAGACGCGGTTTCCATGATTTCATGCATTCTCATAACGGGACTCCTGAATGGTTACGCACCCTGTTTGATCCACACCTGCTGGACCCAGTTTGATTCTGTAGTTGCTGATATCTAGTCGAGCACTGGCACTGTCCACAAGTTCGTAACGAATATTGTATGTGCCTGGTACTGCTTGAATCTGTAGTGCTTCTTCTAGATACATGTTCTGCCATATCCAAGTGCGTTCTGTAAATAATTCATTGTTGACATAGCATCTATAGCGTGGGGGTACTCCCCACCATTCACAGTTGATGTCAACTTCAGCAATAACAAATTCTGTTGGCATGATATATATTTAGTTAAGATATATCTATAAATAATTCCATGCTTAAACTATCAGACATACAAGTGGTGCATGTAGAATTGACCACTCGATGCAATGCAAGATGCCCTATGTGTATGCGTAACTATCGTGGTCTAGATTATAATTCGGGATATCCTGATAGTGAGTTAAGTTTAGCAGATATTCATAAAATTTTTACTCCAGATTTACTGAAACAATTAAAAAAAATAAATTTTAATGGTAATTTGGGAGACTTTGCTATGGGCCGCTGGGCTTTAGAAATAGTGCAATATATTACCAGTTATGGTGTTGAGGTGAAAATAAACACCAATGGAAGTTTGCGTACTGCAAGTTGGTGGAAAAAATTTGCACATCCTTTGGTTACAATAGGATTTGCAATTGATGGTCTAAAGGATACACATCAGTTGTATAGACAAGATACTGACTGGCAACGTATAATAGACAACGCAACTGCATATATAAATGCTGGCGGTCAGGCAGTGTGGAGATTTGCTCCTTTTGCTCATAACCGCCATCAAGAAACTGAATGCAAACAAATGGCTCAGAATCTAGGATTTAAATATTTCCAAAATATCTTTGATGGTCGTGATCAAGGACCGGTATTTAATCGGGATGGAGGTTTCTCACATTGGATTGGCCCATCAGATCAAACACATAATCGTTTGCCAGATATAAAGAATCTATTGCAAGGACACATAACATGGTATGACAAAAATTCAAAATTTAAAAACGATCAACCAAATATTCAATACAATTGCATACACAAGCGCAATCGAGAAATTTATCTAGCCGCCGACGGCTCAGTATATCCCTGTTGTTATTTGGGATTCTATCCTAAAACAATGCAACATCCCGGCAACCAAGAACTGCGCGAGTTGGTTCACGAAAACAACGCTTTGGAGTATTCACTTGAACACTGTCTAGAGTGGTTTGAGCATGTAGAACAAAGTTGGCAACAACCGAGCATTGCTCAAGGCCGCACCTATCAGTGCGTTTCAACCTGTGCTATATTATGACTTCCGCAAAAATATTATACCTTGCCCGTTATCGAGTACCGCATGCTATCATGAGCCTGCAACCCGAGTTCACTCGCCATCTCATTGGTGTAGAACGAACTTGTATTGCTTCACCTGTGCCCAAAGAAGAATTGTGGCCTATCTTTGACAAGTATGGCATTGACACTTCACGTTTTGATTATGCACCTGACTCCGATGTTTATCGACGTTACCCTGAAGTCAACAACTGGGTGTTTGACGGTGATTATAGAACCTATTGGTTAAGACAACAAGCAATTAAATTTGCTTTCTTAGACATGTTGGATTATGATCTCATGATCATGCACGATTGCGACTGCTTGTTGATCAAGGACTACGAACCTTTTAAAAATGGTCAACTCAACTTCATGGTACTGGAAAACGAACGGCACAGTTGGGGTTATTATGAAACAATAAAGAATGCCCTGGGTTTTGAACGTTTGACTCCTCATTGTTTTATAAGTGAATTTGTGCCAGTGCTGAAGCGAGACTTCAATGACTTGGTAGTATTCTTACAACACCAACACAAAAAGAAATGGCTAGATGCCATAATTGATAGCTGTCCACCTGAGCCTACTGTACCCCCTTGGGGCAACGGCGAACTTATCCGTTGGTTCTCAGAATACGAGTTTATTGGCAACTGGGCCATGAGTCGTCAAGACATCACCGTGGAATTCCAACGGCGTTATCACTACGATGACATGGAAAAAATTGGCGACTTTGATCCTGCTTACCACACCGCGGTGTGTGATGCAGTGCCAGACCTTAGCCGAAGTTTACAATTTGATTGGGATCAAAAACAAGTTGTCAACTTTGATTATTACATGAACAAGATTCGTGAAAGACTGGCTCAACATTAAAGTATATTCTCCGGGATACCAAGCAGTTGAATGGGGGTTTGGATACAATCAAATTGTAGACTTAGAAACAGCACTTGCTCAACCACAAAGTATAGCAGTGATGCCTGTGT